GTTGATTTAATTACACCAGAACCACTCAAACCATCTGAACCAGTTGTAGAGGAGCAAGAAGAACCCGAAGAAATTTCTGAAGAAGCAGAGGAGATTCCTGAAGATACAGTTGATCATGCACTTAAAATTCTTGAGACAATCAAGTCAAAAGAAGAAGTTCAAGAGAACGTTGGTGATCCAGAAATTATTAAGATTAGAAGTGAATTAGAATATCTTAAAAATCTTGTAAATGCACAAGGTGGTGGGGGTGAAGTACGTCTTGAGTTCCTTGATGATGTTGATAGAGATACAGCATTAGTTGATGGAAAGTTCCTAAAGTATCAGGCATCAACTAAAACTTTTGTCGGTGCTGATGCTTCTGGCGGTGGTGGTGGAGATTCTGACTATGCCTCTGTGGCGGGAATCGCTACTTTTGCCACCACAGCAGGAATCGCTACTGATGCTGTTAGTGCTGGGTTTGCTAAAACTGCTGGCATATCAACAGTTTCTCAAGGACTTACTGGTACACCAAATGTTGTTATTGGTATAACCACTGCTCAAAGACTTTCTGGATTCAAATCATTAGTTGGAGCAGCAAGTTCTACAACAGAAACATTTGTCACCACAGTTGATAGCAAGACAACTAATCATCGCTATCATGGAACTGGTTCTGGTAGCGCATATTTTTTAGATGGAATTGAGTCTCCATTCCTTACACTTCTTCCCGGCAAAACATATAGATTTGATCAGTCTGACAGTTCAAATGGTGGTCATCCTCTTCGTTTTTATCTAGAGGTAGATAAGACAACAGCATATACAACTAACGTTACCACAAACGGAACTGCTGGTAGTTCTGGTGCATATACAGAGATTCTGGTTACTGATTCAACTCCACTTGTTTTACATTACCAGTGCTCCAGTCATGGATACATGGGGAATTCATCATTCCTCAACTCAAACTTAGTTGACACTCCATATCAAATTACCGCTAGAAGTGGTATAAACGTATCTGGTATTGTAACCGCTACAAGTTTTATTGGAGATATTACTGGTGACGTAACTGGAGATGTCACAGGTAATGCTGATACAGCAACGTTAGCAACCACAGCAACAAATGCTCAGGGGCTTACTGGTACACCAAACATAACTGTTGGTATCATTACAGCGGCATCCGCAGAGTTCTCAGGAAACGTCACAGTTGGTGGAACTATTACATATGAAGATGTTAAGAACGTTGATTCTCTTGGTATTGTAACAGCAAGAACTGGAATTGATGTCTTAGCGAATGGAATTAATGTTGTCGGTATATCCACAATAAGCACCGGTGTCGGAACGGTGCATGTTGGTGCAGGAAATACAACTTTATTGGTTGACGGTGATGCAAGAGTCACCGGTATTTTAACGATTGGAACTGAATCAATTACATTTGACCCTACTGCAAAACAAATTAGAGGTCTTGAAGAGATTATAATTGGTATTGCAAACACAATTACAATCAAACAAGATTCCAAAGGTGAGATTGAATTTACTGACGCAGCAGGAACTCAAAAGTCAGTTGGTATCGGAACCACAGTTTCAATTAATACATCTGGTATTATAACGGCGACAAGTTTTGTAGGTAATGTAACTGGTGATGTTACAGGAAATACCGATACCGCAACCTTAGCAACAACTGCAACTTATGCCGTCAACGCTGGTCTTGCCACCGAAGCAACATACGCTGTTACTGCTGGATTAGCAACAGAGGCAACTTATGCAGTTACTGCTGGATTAGCAACTGAAGCAACGTTTGCTTTAACAGCAGGTATATCTACTTTTGCAACTACAGCAGGTGTTGCAACTGATGTAATTGGTGGAATCGCATCCGTCACCACATTAGATGTTACAGGCGTTTCTACTTTGCCTGCTATTTCAGGTCAAAATATAAACGTTTCTGGAATAGTTACTGCAAATGCATTTATTGGTGATGGCACCGGACTAACTGGTGTTGGTGGTGGATCAGTTATTTCTGGTATTACAATCAGAGAAGAAGGTAGTACAGTAGGAACTGCCGGAACAGTTGTATCCGTCAACTTTGTCGGAGATAATATTACAGCAACTGCCTCAGGCGCGGCGGCAACAATTACGGCGTCTTCAACACCAACTTTTGACTCGGTATCTGTTGGTGTTGCAACAGTTTCTTCAGCACTTTATGTTCCGAAATATACAACTACAGCAAGAGATGCAGCAACTTTTGGAGAGGGTGCGATTATCTTTAACACCACTACAAAGAAAATGAACTTCTACGATGGAACGAACTGGATCGAACTGCCAGGCGTAACACTTGGACTTGGTATGGGAGTCTTCTAATGAAATCTTTCAAACAATTTCAAGAGTCTTGGTCTAATAAATATAAAAAGAGTATTGACTGTTCAAATCCGAAAGGATTCTCTCAGAAGGCACACTGTGCTGGACGTAAAAAAAGAGCAGCAGGTGGTAAAACCAAATCAAAACCAGTTGAATGAGCAACCCTCGTATTCCAAGAAAACCTGGGCAACCAGCAAATTCCAAAAAGCACTCTGACCTTTACACGGATGAAAATCCAAAAGGTACGATTCATGGACTTGGATTTAAGGATGTTGCAACCGCTAAAGCATCTGTTTCTAAGATTCGTAATTCATCAAGATCTCATGCTCACAAAATCCAGGCAGCAGTTGCCATGGAACAGAGAGCAAGAGAAATGGGCAAGACTTCAGAAGCAGCGGTCTACAGAAAGTACATCAACGCCATGAAGAAGAAGACCAAAAAGATGAACGAAGCAAAAGAAAACGGAAGATGTAAAGCAGGACAATACTACTGCTATACAGATAAAGTTTGCAAACCAATTCCAAAAGGATTCATGGTTGATCCCGAAGGAATGCTTCGTAAAGAAAATGGTGCAACTATTGATGAAGAAGGTCTCCGTGATTGGTTTGGTAAGTCAAAATCAAAAGATGGTAAGAAAGGTTGGGTTCAAGTAGTTTCAGGTAAACCCTGTGCTAGACAACCCGGTCAAAAGTCAACACCTAAATGCGTTTCTTCTGCGAAGAGAGCAAGTATGAGTAAATCAGAAAGACTCTCAGCACAAAGAAGAAAAAGAGCTGCTGATCCTAATCAACCACAAAAATCAGGAGCAGCAAAACCAACTTATGTGTCAACCGATAAACCTAAGAGCAAAATGAAGTCTGTAAAAGAGTCTGTTGATTTCGTAACCTTACCACTTAATATTGAAATTCCTAATAATATCAGAGACTTTAACTTAGGTCTCATGTTCCGTGAAAGTTTAGATACTAATAGCGGAATGCTCTTCATTTTTGAAGAAGTTGCACAACAGTCATTCCACATGACTGAAACCAGAATCCCTCTGGACATTGCTTTCATCAGAGAGGATGGTACAATCGAAAGCATTAAAGAATTAGAACCATTCGACGAGAATCCAGTCTTCTCTGAGGGAGAAGTTCTGTGCGCGTTAGAAGTAAATCGCGGATGGTTTGAAGAAAACAACGTTGAAGTAGGTGACCAGATTGATATTGAGGAGGGCAAGAAAGATGCTTGCTACCACAAAGTCAAGTCACGCTACTCTGTTTGGCCAAGTGCATATGCGTCAGGAGCACTAGTCAAATGTCGTAAAGTTGGTGCTGCCAACTGGGGAAACAAGTCTAAGACAAAGAAAGAAGAATTTGAACTTGATGAGAAGTGTTGGAAAGGTTATGAAAAAAAAGGTATGAAGACCATGTTTGGAAAGAGATATCCAAACTGTGTTAAGAAAACCAAGAAAGAAGAAGTTGAACTGATTGATGAAAAGAAAGGTTGTATGCACAACCACAAAGGTGAAGAGTGTCCGGTGCATGGCAAGAAGGAATGCCCTGACATGGTTGAAGAGGCAGTAAGAATGCCATCTAAGACTGGTAACGTCATAGCAGTCTCTCTGAACTGGAGAGGCAAATTCTATATGATTAAGATGTTCTTCCCCTCAGTTAAGGTTCCTAGCAGAGCAGAAATTCAATCAACGATTGAAACTGTATATCCTGGCGCTAAAGTACAAAGCTACCAGGTATCCGAGTATGAACCAGGGCAACCGGTTCTCCATGCAGAAGGAGCAGCATGGACCAAAAAAGCAGGAAAAAACAAAGAGGGCGGACTTAACGAAAAAGGACGTAAATCTTACGAAAGAGAGAATCCAGGAAGCGACCTTAAGGCACCTAGCAAGAAGGTTGGAAATCCCCGTAGAGCGTCATTCTGCGCTCGAATGAAAGGGATGAAGAAGAAGTTGACTTCAAAGAAAACTGCGAACGATCCAGATAGCAGAATTAATAAATCACTTAGAGCTTGGAATTGCTGATTAATTTATGAGTGAAGTATATCTTGGTAATCCTAATCTAAAAAAAGCGAATACCCCTATTGAGTTTACTCAGGAACAAGTTCTTGAGTTTCTTAAATGTAAGGAGGATCCCGTTTATTTTGCAAAAAACTATGTTAAGATTGTTTCTCTTGATGAAGGACTGGTTCCTTTTCAACCATATGACTTTCAAGAGAAGTTAATTAATAACTTCCACGATAATAGATTTAACATTTGTAAGATGCCACGGCAGACTGGTAAGTCTACAACTGTTGTATCTTATCTGCTTCACTATGCAGTTTTTAACGATAGTGTCAATATTGGTATCCTAGCCAACAAAGCAGCAACCGCGAGAGAACTTTTAGGAAGACTTCAGACAGCATATGAAAACTTACCGAAGTGGATGCAGCAAGGTGTGCTAGTATGGAACAGAGGTTCTTTGGAATTAGAAAATGGCAGTAAGATATTGGCAGCTTCTACATCTGCGAGTGCTGTCCGAGGCATGTCGTTCAATATCTTATTCCTCGACGAATTCGCGTTCGTTCCAAATCACGTCGCTGATTCCTTCTTTGCATCTGTTTATCCTACTATTACTTCTGGTAAAAGCACAAAAGTCATCATAGTTTCAACGCCACATGGTATGAATCATTTCTACCGTATGTGGCATGATGCGGAGAGAGGTGAAAATGAATATGTGCCAACTGATGTCCACTGGTCGGAAGTTCCTGGTAGAGATGAAAAATGGAAAGCAACTACAATTGCTAATACATCTGAGGCACAGTTTAAAGTTGAGTTTGAATGTGAGTTCTTAGGATCAGTCGATACTTTGATTGCACCAAGTAAACTTAGATCATTAGTATATGATAATCCAATCCAAAGAAACGCTGGACTGGATGTATATGAACCACCAAAACAAGACCACGATTATGTGATGACAGTTGATGTGGCAAGAGGAGTTGGTGAAGATTACTCTGCATTTGTCTGTGTAGATATTACCGAGTTTCCTCATAAAGTAGTTGCCAAATATAGAAATAATGAAATCAAACCGATGCTGTTTCCTAACATCATTTATGAGGTAGCAAAAAAATATAATGGTGCATATATTTTGTGTGAGGTAAATGATATTGGAGATCAAGTAGCAAGTATTATTCAATATGATCTTGAATATCAAAATCTTCTGATGTGTTCTATGAGAGGTAGAGCAGGGCAGATTGTTGGTCAAGGATTCTCTGGTAAGAAGACACAGTTGGGTGTCAAGATGTCTAAGACTGTAAAGAAGGTTGGGTCACTTAATCTAAAAACTTTGATTGAAGCAGACAAACTCATCTTTAGCGACTATGAAATTATTTCTGAACTGACAACCTTTATCTCAAAGAGTAATTCTTTTGAAGCAGAGGAAGGTTGTAATGATGACTTAGCGATGTGTCTAGTCATCTATGCCTGGTTGGTTCAAATGGACTACTTCAAGGAGTTGACAGACCAAGATGTCCGTAAGAGATTATATGAGGAACAAAAGAATCAGATTGAGCAAGACATGGCTCCATTTGGTTTTTTAAATGATGGTCTAAGTGATGACAGTTTTGTTGATAGTGAAGGTGATAGGTGGACAACAGCAGAGTATGGTGATAGATCGTATATGTGGGAATATCTTTCATGATAGATTTTGATGGTCAAATAAAACTTGGTCATCTTCTTCTTCAAGACAGAAAGTGTAGAACTTGTGGAGAGATAAAAAATCTTGTAGAAGGATTCTATAGAACAAGAAAAGACAGAGGTCCAGTTGCATCTTCATATTCTTATGAGTGCAAAGAATGCACTATAAAACGAGTTATAAACACACCAAAGAAAGACAATAATAAGTGGGAATATCCTGATTGGTAGTTCACGTCCCATTTCCCCTCTGAAAGTGCTGTAAATTCTAAATACTTTCAGATAAACTGAGACACGGAGAACAAAACATGGCGACTCCTCAATTATCTCCTGGAGTATTGGTAAGGGAGGTTGACCTAACAGTAGGAAGAGCTGATAACGTATTAGATAATATTGGCGCAATCGCTGGTCCTTTTAGAATTGGACCAGTCGAAGAAGCAATTGACATCAGCACCGAGCAAGAGTTAATCAACACTTTCGGAAAGCCACTTTCCACAGACACCCAGTATGAGTACTGGATGAGTGCTGCTAACTATCTTTCTTACGGTGGTGTTCTCAAGGTTGTAAGACAAGCAGACGATAACCTGAGAAACGCTAACGCTGGTGTAGGTATTGCATCAACAAACTCTCTGAAAGTCTACAACTACGACGACTATCAGAACAACCACACTACAGATGCATCCTTCGTTTATGCTGCTAAGAACCCTGGTTCCTGGGCAGACAGACTGAAGATTTGCTACATCGACGATGCTGCTGACCAGATCATCGGTATCAATACAACTAACCTTGCAGGTGCTGGTTTCTCTGTTGGTTTCGGTGTTACTGCTGCTATTAGCGGAACTCAATCGGGAGTTGGAACGACTGGAACATTTACCGGTGTTCTGAAGGGTATTATCACCGGTGTTAATACTTCAAGCACTGCTTCACTCAGCACGATTGATGTTAAGATTGTTTCTCAAGTCTCCTCTGCAGGAACTGAAACAAGAATCACTTATGCTGAAGGAAACGCACTCAAGTCATTTGATGCTAGCGATGCTATCTTCCCAGTAAACAACTCTGGTATTAATACCGGAACAGGAACCGATGGTTCTAAGTCATTCACTCCCGTTGCACTTTCAGTCAAAGACTGGTACGAGGAGCAAACTCTGGGTCTCACCAATCAGACTATTTTCTGGAAAACATTAGCACCAAAACCAGAAACTAACGTTTATGTCTCTGACAGAGACGGTAGAAACGACGCTGTTCACATCGTTGTTGTTGACGATACCGGAAGCATCACCGGCATCAGAGGAAATGTCCTTGAGACACACCTCAGTCTTTCTAAAGCA